TGATCCTAAGGCTTTCAAAATCAGTAGCATCTTACGGGGCAAGCAGGCTAAGCCCGCTCACGCACGTTTTATCCGTGAGTTCTATGCCCGTCAGTTAGAAGAACTTGAGGAGTTGGCTAGTGGTAAGGCTGACCCACAACTACGTGAAGCCTATAGCCATCGTAGCCGTAAGCACATCAATAAGTTGATTGAGTTCTTACAAAGCATACAGACTGCCTGCCAAATGCTTAACCAAGAGGCTAAGGTCAATAAGAAACCACGCAAGCCCAAGGCCATTAGCAAGGAAAAAGTAGTAGCAAGACTCAAGTACAAAAAGACTGACGAAGCATTAAAGTTGGTTAGTATTAATCCTGCTGACATTATTGGTGCTAAGGAGTTGTGGATCTACAATACTAAGACTCGTAAATTAGGCAAGTATGTGGCCGCAGAGTTCGCAGAGTTGAGTATTAAGGGCACTAGCATTACTAACTTTAATGAGTCTTTGAGCATACAAAAGACTGTGCGTAAGCCAGAAGATAAACTCAAAGAGTTCAAAACTGCGGGTAAAGTGGCTCTACGCAAGTTCCTAGAGGACATTAACGCTGTAGATACCAAGATGAATGGCCGTATTAGTGAGGATACTATACTGTTAAAAGTAGCATAGAACTCTTGGGTTTCTGATGTTGTTGTTTGATAAATATCAGAAACCCAGGATGCACTATGAATCAACTACTTTCTATTGTCGACGACGGCCTTGTAATTAAAAAACTCAGTGTAGAAACACTAGACGGACCTGTACAAACTACAGATGATGTTAGTGTTCAAGGTAATATCTTTGTAGAGCGTGATATCAAAGCACGTAGAAATATAGATGTTCTAGGCACCTTAACTGTAGATACCTTAAAAGTTAAAAATTTTACAGTAGAAAATCAAAATTCCGCACCCGCAGTCAACCCAGAAATTGACTTCAGTTTTGTAGGTGTCACTGAAAAGAACCTAGATGGGCAGGGTTTGATATGGTTAGATAAGGAAACTGGCAGTAAACAATTTGTCTATAAGGAAGGAAACAAACTCTGGAGTACAATGAACATTGATTTGGCTAGAGATCGTTCCTACAAGATCAATAAATTAGATGTTCTTACTAGTACAGAATTAGGTTCCAGTGTTATCTATAGTAATCTTAGACGAGTAGGTGAATTAGAAGGATTGACAGTTTCTGGACAGGTGGCAATTGATAGTTGGGCTTTCTTCAACAGTTATAATAATAGCTTTGGTATCAATACTGAAAACCCAAATGGTACTATGGGTGTAGTTGTAGACAATAATGTAGAAGTAATTATTGGTAGCAAAGAAGCTGATGTAGCTGTATTAGGTACATTTACCAGTAATAATCTTGACCTTATAACAGACAATAAAACTAGAGTAAGCATTAAAAGAACTGGTGAAATTATTTTTGGACAAGCAGGTTTGAAAAATGCTGTGGTCAAAATTTATGGTAAACTGGAAGTAGATGAAATCATTACATCGAATAGTGATGGTCAAAACAGTATTACATTTAAAAATTCCACATCAATAAGTAGTAATAACAAAGGCCTATTATGGCAACAGTCAACTGGTCTTAAAAAACTAGTCTATATCAATAACCCAGACAAGATTTATTCATCTGAAAACTTGGATCTTGGTGAAGGAAAATGGTATAGTATAAACGAAAAGATGGTTCTAAGTTCAACAACTTTAGGAACTTCCATCACAGAAAGTAACCTAGAGAAGGTAGGCAGACTAAGATCTCTTACTGTTGAAGGAGATACTACACTGTTAGGTAATACCAATATCCAACAATTATCTTTATCCAATATATCTAGTACAGGTAGCTTTAATGTTAATGTGGATAACACAAATCATTTATCAGTTTCATCTACAGAAATAAACATTGGTAATGAAGCATACAATGATAGAACTTTAAACTTGTATGGATTAGCTAAATTTAGAAACTACTTCGCTATAAATGATAAAAAGATTTTAACAGGCACCAGTGCCCCAACAAGTGGTCGTTGGAGTAGAGGTGATATTTGTTATAATGAAGAACCTATTATGGAAGGTTATGTAGGTTGGGTATGTGTAGAACCAGGTGAACCAGGACGTTGGTGTCCTTTTGGTTTAATTATGCCAGTAAGAAGTTAAAAAACACTTGACAATAAACAGAAAGAATATATACTATATCTATAGAGGACTAAGACGTTCAACCCTCTCTAAATACTCTGCATGTCATCACACTTACTCTAGAGGAGGAGGCAAGAGATGGCTCGATATATTTCAACTAAGACGTACAATCAAATTGGTCCCGTAGCATATCGTCAGTGGCGTGCTGATAGTCACTGTAGATTAATACACGGATACGCACTAAGCTTTCACTTTGAATTCGAATGTGATACACTGGACGCACGTAACTGGTGTATGGACTTCGGTGGATTGAAAGATCTAAAATTTAAACTGGAAGATTGGTTTGATCACACTCTGTTAGTAGCAGAAGATGATCCCCAAAAAGATACACTAATTGATTTAGGCAAAAAAGGATTGGCCAAAATCACTATGGTAGAGAAAACAGGCTGCGAAGGTATAGCAGACTTTCTCTATGAATACGTTAATACTATCTACTTACCCAGCTTTGGTCGGAGCGAGGCCGAACGTATTTGGTGCTGTCGAGTAGAAGTACGTGAAACCAATAACAATATGGCCATGCGTGTAGGACACAGGAGCGATAATGAATATGCTTAGGTTTCTATGCTCAATGTTATCTGTGTAAAACACGGCACTAAGTATTCTGATCTTCACGTAAACAGACTTTATAATATGGTTCAAAGACATTTGACCATACCGCATCGCTTTGTCTGTTTTACTGAAAATGCTAGTCTACTAAATCCTAATATAGATGTTAGACCACTCATAGATATTCCAAATATCAGTGGGTGGTGGTACAAACCTTATATCTTTGCCAAGGGACATTTTGATACTACAGATACAAATTTATTTTTTGATTTGGATATGGTAATTATTGGGAATATTGATAAACTAGTAAAGTATCAACAGGGCTATTTTGTAGGTTTAGAGGATGTTGGTAGAGTGTTCAATAAACCTACTAAGTTAGGCAGTGCTGTAATGAAATGGACTGGATCAAGATATTCGGATACTTGGGATAAGTTACAGCATGATCCTACACAAACAAAGAAATTTCCAGGAGGAGATCAAGATTGGATTTGGAGCTTAAACAAAAGAGTTATAAAATTCTTTCCAAAGAAATGGATAATGAGCTACAAATGGGAAGTTAGAGAACTTAAAGAACTTGTTAGAAAAAATAACATATGGGTTTTTAAAAATACAAGAGAACCAGAGATTGATCCAGAAACTGCTGTACTAGCATTTCATGGTACACCAAACTTAGAAGATGTAGAAGATAAAATCATAGTGGAGAATTGGCAGTGAAAAAAATATTAGTGACAGGTGGCGCAGGATTTTTAGGCAGTCATTTGTGTAAACGATTACTGGATGAAGGTAATCATGTACTCTGTGTAGATAACTACTTTACAGGTAGTATTGAAAACATACGAGGTATGATGCTGAACCCATACTTTGAAGTAATGCGTCAGGATATTTGTATACCTTTATACGTAGAAGTAGATGAAATCTATAACTTAGCCTGTCCAGCAAGTCCCAAGTACTATCAATTGGATCCTATTCAAACAATGAAAACTAGTATATTAGGCACGTTCAATATGCTAGGATTGGCTAAACGTACGGGTGCGCGGATCCTACATACTAGCACTAGTGAAATATACGGTGATCCCAAGGTACATCCACAAACAGAATCATATTGGGGCAACGTCAACCCTATTGGTATACGTGCCTGTTACGATGAGGGTAAACGTGCCGCAGAAACTCTATGCTTTGACTATAATAGAAAACACAATGTGGATATCAAAGTGGTTAGAATATTCAATACTTATGGCCCACGTACTGGCACAGATGATGGTCGTGTGGTCAGTAACTTTATTATTCAAGCACTAAGAGGAGATCCCATAACTATATATGGAGATGGTAACCAAACTCGTAGTTTTTGCTATGTAGATGATATGATCAACGGTTTGATTGCTATGATGCGTAGTAGATTAACTGGGCCGGTTAACTTAGGCAACCCTGGTGAATTTACTATTAAAGAATTGGCCATGATGGTATTGCGTTTAACACAAAGTTCTAGTAAAATAGTATATAAGGATTTACCACAAGATGATCCACAACAGCGTAAACCAGACATCAGTTTGGCCTATGACAAGTTATTTTGGGAGCCTGAGGTAGATTTGGAAACAGGTTTAAGAGAAACTATAGAATATTTTAGGACAAGAATATGATTACTTTAATCGGACACGGATATGTAGGCGAAACTATCGCCAGAGAACTATTTCGAGCAGGTCAGGATTATCAATGGATCAGCCATAAGGATCCTGTACCATCAGGTACTACCTTTATTATCAATGCTGCTGGATATACTGGATCACCCAATGTAGATGCCTGTGAAATATATCGTCAAGAATGTATTGATGGTAATGTAACTTGGCCCTTAATGTTGGAAAGACATAACCCAAACACACCAATCATACATATTAGCAGTGGTTGTGTGTATGGTGGATATCCTCCAGGCGGTTATAAAGAGACTGACGCTTGTGACTTTACCTTTAAGACTGGTAGTTTTTACAGCGGCAGTAAGGCATTGGCACAAACATTGTTGGAACCTTATATGGATAAGAGTTATCTTTTTCGTATTCGTATGCCTTTTGGTCGCTTTCGTCATCCCAAAAACTTTTTAACCAAGTTGGAAAAATACGAAAAGTTGATTAGTTTTGAAAATAGTTTAACTTTTGTAGAAGATGTAGGCAAAATTTGTGTTCATTTCATATTGACAAGACCCCAGCCTGGCGTGTATAATGTAAGCAATCCAGGTAGCAGCAATGCTCGTGAGATTGTAGATATGATGAAGTTGGACAAACAGTGGTTTACCTTAGAAGAATTTAAGGCTGCTACTCAAGCACCAAGAAGTAACTGCGTACTTAATACTGAAAAGTTAGAAAGTGTATATAGTATCAAACCCATCCGAGAAACCCTTGAAGAAGTTATTGGCACATACAAATGAAACGAATAGGCTTTGCCTGTAAATGGATTGATCGAGCAGATCAAGTAGATGGTATTCATCCTAAAGATGATTGTAAAAAATACAATACCGGTGCTACTACGGTGGCCTGGCTTAATAGACAAACAAAGGATAAGGCTGTAGAAAAATTATGGTCGCTGGTCAAACAAAATATATATGCTGCCAAACTATTGGTAGAAAAGGTAGGTAATCTAGATGGAGAACTTAGAATGGTTCGCTTATCAAGTGATATACTTCCAGTATATACAGAGCCTACTTGGTGTTGGTTTTGGCGCCAGCCTGACGTTGTTGCTTATGCTGAAAAACACTTTGCCGAAGTTGGGCGCATTGCTCGCAGCCGTGATGTTCGTTTGTCTTTTCATCCAGGCCAATTCACAGTTTTGGCTTCAGATAATCCTGGAATTGTCGACCGTAGTATAGAAGAGTTTGAATATCACGCCGATATGGCACGTTGGATGGGCTATGGTAGAGAGTTCCAAGACTTTAAGATTAATGTACATATTTCAGGTAGACAAGGTCCAGAGGGCATTAGACGTGTTTATCAACGCCTTAGTCCCGAGGCACGTAATTGTATCACAATCGAAAATGAGGAAATAAGTTATGGACTTGACGACTGTTTGGGCATCAGTGATATTGTGCCTATTGTTCTTGACATACATCACCATTGGATTCGTGAAGGAGAATATATCCAACGAGATGATGTTCGCATCAACAGGGTTATTGATAGTTGGCGTGGTCGGCGCCCTGTGGCTCATTATTCCGTCAGTCGTGAGGATGTTGTTGTAAATCACGCTGTAGATGTTAGACCAGACCTAAAATTATTATTAGAGTCTGGCTATAAGCGTCAAAAACTAAGAGCACACAGTGACTTTATGTGGAACACTGCCGTAAATGATTGGGCCTGTACTCACTGGGAGTGGGCCGATTTGATGGTCGAAAGTAAGGCTAAAAACTTGGCTAGCTTTGCTTTACATCGCCACTTCCAACAACTGGTGCCTTAGCCCTTCTTGTTGCTGGTTTCTTAGTAGCAGGTTTTTTAGCTGCTGGCTTTTTAGCTGCTGGCTTTTTAGCTACTGGTGCTTTCTCAACAGGCGCTTTTTCAGCCTTGGGTTTAGCCGCCCGAGGCTTTTTTACCTTTGGTGCTGCTTCTGTAGCAGGCGCATCACTGGTTGGAAATGTTACCCAGGGTTGAGTTGAAGGTTCTACCTTAACTTCTTTTACAGGCTCTACGCTTTGTTTAGCTGCTGCCTGCTCTTGTTCTGTGGGAAATCCAAATAGCTCTTTAAGTTTCTTAAGCATAATATTCTCCAATATAGTAGTATATATCCAAATTTATAATTTGCTAATATCTTCTAGGCTACTGGCTTTCATATCCCACTGCTTACTTTTTTGAATACGTTTTTGTTGTCCAAAGCGTTTAGGATCACATTGGTCGCAAACATGAAAATAATTATTGCTTAATCGTTTTGGATCCATTTTACCTTTTTGCCGTGTAAAAATTACACTGCAATTATCACATCTTAATTTTGCCCATGCCGAAGATCTAGTATAAGTATGGTGTAATCCATGCTTACTAGCTCTAGCGTAAGTGTTAGTGGCGTAGAATATTTCTATGAACATACAATATTTACTTGCATTAAGATTATAAAAACCTTTTGATAAATAATATTATGATAAAAGTAACAGATTCAGCACGAACCAAAATAGAAGAACTACTAAAAGAAGAAAACAATCCTAATCTTTTTTTACGAACATTTGTTCAAGGTGGAGGATGTAGTGGATTTCAATATGGATTTACTTTTGATGAAGATCAAGCTGAAGATGACTTTGAAATTAGCCTAGGAGTAACCAAAGTATTAATTGATGCTATGAGTATGCAATATCTAGAAGGCGCAGAGATTGATTACAAATCTAGTTTAGAAGGTGAGTCATTTGTAATCCGTAATCCAAATGCTACAACTACTTGTGGTTGCGGATCAAGTTTTAGTATATAAGAGACCATTATGTCAAGACGTGAAGTTGATATAGGTGTTGTAGGAAATGATGGTACTGGCGACAGTATAAGAGAAGCATTTAGAAAAGTCAACGAAAACTTTAAAGAAATATATGCTATCTTCGGCGAAGGAGATACTATAAGATTTGAAAATCTAAGTAATACTCCTGAAGAGCTAGGCGCAAATAGAATATTAACTACAGATTCAACTGGCAATAGTATCAAGGATAGAATCTTAACAGGTGGGGATGGCATTGAAATAGATGCTGCCAGTGATCCAGATCGTATAGTAATTAATAGCACAGGAACTAGTCTTAACTCTGATTTCACACCAACATTATCTGGGCCATTAAATGCCAATCAATTTGTTATTGCCAATCTCAAAGAACCCAGTCAAGATGCTGTAAATCAATTTAACTTGATCTATGCTGATGATGGGGTAAACATAACCATCAATGACATAGCTATTACTAAAGGATATGCCGATAGATATTATATTAGGAAAAGTGGAGGCAGTGCTAGCGGACAGATTAGAGTTAGAGACGAACCAATAGATTCATCAGAATATATTCTTACAGTAAATGGATATGTAGATGGTAATATTATAATTAATAACCATGGTTTTGACAGTAGCATAGACGGTAGTGCCTATGTTTATTCTACTACAGGCCTAAATGCTATAAATTTAGATTCAATCATTCCTGTTAACAATTCAAAGTTCCAAGTCAATAAAGCTTATAGAATAGAAACTTTAGGCACTACCGATTTCACACAATTGGGATCTTTACGTAATGAAGTTGGTGAAATTTTTGTATGCTCAGATATATCCTCTATACCAGATTATGGTTTGGCAAGTGATGCGGAGGGAGGAATTCCATCCACTGTAACTACTGATGTAATAGATGGTGGTACTCCTAGCACAACAATTTTCTCAAATACCATCAATGGTGGATCCGCAGCTCCTACCCTAAGTACCGTAGGCACTGTCAGTATTGTATATTTTGTTAGATATGTTAATAGTAATCAACTTAGTTTACATAATACTTTTAATGATGCTAGAAATGGTGATAATAAATTAGTTTTAAATGGTGGCGGCAGCGGCGTAGAAAAATTAACAGATGCTTACTATGATAGTAACTTATCTGGAAATTGGGTCAGTAACGAAGTAGTTCCACGTAAAAGTTTAGTGCGCCGTCAAGGCGATACTATGACAGGCACATTGATGTTATCTGATCACCCATTTCCATTAAATGGATCAGGTACTCCTAATAGACCAGATGATCTTCAAGCAGCTACCAAATATTATGTGGATAACAGTAGTTTTGCCAGTGAAGTAAATCTATATGTGAGCAGTACAGGCATTGATGTTCAACTGGATACACCACCAGGAAAAGAGGGCAGAGCTTGGGCATACGCTTATAGAACTGTAGGTAAGGCCTGCGAACGTGCGGAATATATGATGAACAATGCTGCTGTAGAGCCTGGACCATATAGACAATTAATTGCCTATAACGACGGAGCATCTTTAAGCACAGTTACCAACTATGATGATTCAGGTACAGATGGCATTGCTGTAATAAAATTTACTAATAATGGTGGTTTACCTGTTGATCAGGGTGATGCCTTGAACACAGAACTAATTCCAGGTAAGCTAGTCAAAGGAAGAACCAGTGGAGCTACTGGATATATCTATCAATACATCCCTCAAGGAGATCCTGGTGTTGATGTAATTGATCTACAATATGTCTCAGGTACTTTCCAACTTGGAGAGAATTTAGAATTTGGCGATCCTGTAAAAAATCTACATATTACTATACATATTGAAAGTGGTATATATGATGAAGATTATCCTATAAAATTGCCTGCTAATACTGCTATAGTTGGGGATGAGTTTAGACGTGTTTTAATTAGACCAAAGGATCGTATCAGTCATAGCCCTTGGGTTGATACTTGGTTTTTTAGGAATGGAAGTTTTGATGGGTTGACCACTGCCACTAATGGAACAAAATTTGACGGCGACTTACAAGGATGGTGGGGCTATCATTATCTAACAAATCCATTAGATGGTAATAGTACACCAAAAAATAATAGAGATATAGATGTTTTTCTCTGTAACGATAGCAGTATTGTAAGACAAGTTACTTGCCAAGGGCACGGTGGATTCATGATGGTATTGGATCCAGAAGGACAGATCCTTACAAAGAGTCCATACTGTCAACAAAGTGGAAGTTTTAGTGGCAGTATAAATGCCCAAGCTTTTAGAGGCGGACAATATATAGATGGTTTTAGTGGTAATTTAAAAGCAGACAGTAATAAAATAAGTCCCACTAGAATAGAAATTACTGATATTCCAAGAGCACCACAAACACCTACATCATTCTTCTTTGATGGTGTACGCTATAAAGTAGATAGTTGGGTACCTTCGGC